TGATTGTCTATAGCCTATGCTATAGCCTACGTAGTAGGTCCTATGTTATACGTAGTATTACGTAGTAATACGTAGTATATACTATGGTCCTACTCTTGGTAAAACGCGCACGCGCACACGCGCGCGAGGACCGCTGTTGCTTGCTCGTTTGTTGTTGTTGCTGGCAGCTGAAATGAAAAAGGGATAGCCTTTCGGCTATCCCACTATGGCGACGCAGGCAGCCTTGAAAGCCGCCTGTCCTGCACGATACGCAGTCCTAAGCGGCACCAAGGCCAAGCCTCTGATGTCCATACGCTGTTGCGTATTGCGGTTCCAGATGCGCAAGCGGTTAGGACTGGCATAAACTCTGTATTCAACAGAGCTTACAGTAAAGGTGAGTATGTGTCTCATGACACACCTCCAAACAAGTAGTCAGCGCACTGAGACGCTGCCAAACTAAACGGAAAGAACGCAACTCTACTCAACGACTTCTCACAACCAAAACAGGCGAAAGACGGAGTAGGGGGTGGTGTATTTCTCTCACACGAAGTCTAATACAATTTTTTAAGACTTGACAAATACCCCACTACGATTACTTTGTCTCTATGAAGCTAACCCACAGCATCCAACACCGCACCCTCTTCGACGGCAAACGCATCGAATGGACTGCCTACACCGAGGACGAAGCTCCCGCCGACCTCGTCTATTGCTACTGGAAGGACTACGACTACTCAGAAGCCAACTGTCGCGGCAAGGTCTTCCACGTACTTTCAGACGACGGCTTAATCGTTCCCGTCTATCACGTAGCCTATGTCCGTGCAGGCGTAGTGCTACAGTCTGCCTTTGGTGAGTTTATCATCCCCAGACGCAATAAAGCCAAGGCGAAGATGTTGGTAATGGCTGAATCGAAGGGGCATCTGGAAGACTACTTCAGCTATCAGAAGCATGCACGTCCTGCTACGCAGTCAATTGTGGCTCAGTTGGCTTCACACGGCTTGGATATTAACGAAATATTGGCAATACTGACGATACACCCCAAGGGTGATAAGTCTCAATGGATAAGAAAGTTCTATAAAAGCGAGGAATGCGCAAAAATGATTCGAGAAGAAGTAAAAACCATACTAAATAACTGTGGCATCACCGAGGAAAAGGTGATAAAGATGCTGATGGAAGCTCATGAGGTAGCCAAAGAGAAGCGAGACTGCTCCAATATGCTGCGAGCTGCGGAAACTTTCGTTGATATGTATGGCTTCAAGGACAAGACGAAGGAGACTACCACGAATACGCTGGAATTAGGCAGCGAGACAGAGGATTTACAACGTCTTGAGAACGTAAAAGAGCGGCTGAAGCTGTCGCAGAAGAAAGAATCTGAGACAACTACGGTATAGATAACACAACTTGTTCAATCCAAAGAAGGTAAAATGGAAAAATCTTTATACGACAAGCTTGTTGAAAGGGCGATTGCTCAATCTCCAAGTCAGACTTACGATACCAGCGGAAGAGTACCACCACCGTCTGGATATGGTGGCACTAATTTATTGCGCACTGGTGAAAGAGGTGGTTTATCGGATAAATATATTAAAGACACTAATGAGTCGCTGATGGCTGGCAATAAACTTGCCGAGGGTGTTTCTAATTGGATTGCAACGCAAGTACTGTTTGGAGAAGTTGGAAAACTATCTACAGGGTTGCTTGGAAAAGTTGTTGGGAAGGCTGCAAGTCGTCCACCAGTTACAGTGCGAAGATACGGAGAAATATATAGCCCAATAAAAGCCAACGACTTTATTAGAAATGCAAAACACACAGATAAGATTTTGAACTCTGAAAGATTTGAAGAAATTCGCAGATTGTTAGATGCTATTTTTTAGATTAAAAAAGATAATGGCATAGAGAGCAGGACTTGTTCCACTAAAAAAGATATATGACAGGCAATAACGACAAACTCTCCCAACTGATAGCGGAGCTTAAGCATGAGTTCCCTGAAGTGGATAATCGTACGCTAATGAAGATGGCGATGCGTATCTCCATCCCCGCTTTTGCCATTACCTGCTTTCCCAAGACGGTCCCGCTGGCTATTCCTGACATTCACTATGAGCTATATGACCTTATGCAAGCCAAACAGTATGAGAAGTGTGCTATAGCTCTACCACGTGGCTGTGCAAAGTCTACTGTTACGTCATTTCTATATATCTTATGGGAAGTTTTGCATAAGACAGAGAGTAAAGACCTCTTTATTTCCATTATCTCCGAATCTCAGAGCCAAAGCATTAACTTCCTTTCACGTATCAAGAGTGCGTTGAACAAGAATCCTCAAGTCAAGAAGTATTATGGCGATTACTCTGCAAACACAGCAACTCGCTGGCGTGAAGACGACATCGTTTTAGCTAATGGTGCACGTATTACGGCACTTGGTACGGGTCAGAAGGTGCGTGGAAACATACAGGATGATACGCGTCCCAATATAATCGTGCTTGACGACTTTGAATCTGAAACTAATGCCAAAACTCCTGAATCACGTCAGAACAACCGCAAATGGATAATGGAAGCGGTTGTTCCCTCGCTAAATCAGCAGGAAGGGCGTATCATCTGCATAGGTACCACCATCAGTGAGGACTGCTTTCTGCAATGGGTAAAAGACGCACCCGACTGGCATGTGATATGGAAGGCGGTTGTAGACGATAACGGGAACAGTATATGGCCCGAAATGTACCCATTGGAGAAGATAGAGAAGATACGTCAGGGCTTTGAGCACATGGGCAACCTCAGTGGCTTCTTTCAAGAGTATATGAATCAGCCGCAGTCTCCTGACGACGCTCCCTTTAAGCCGCACTATATGAAGACCTATAGTGGTGATTTGGAACAAGTGGATGGTAAGTGGCAGTTGGATTATGACGGCAAGAAGCGTATCTTAAACGTCTTTATGGGCGTTGACCTTGCGTCTTCCATGGGATATCGCAGTGATTACACCGTATTGGCAACCGTGGGCAAGGATGCCTATGGCAATGAGTATCTGTTAGATGTGGTGCGCAGCAAGAGCAATCCCGCAGTGCATCCCGACATGATTATCGAATCTTTCCAAAAATGGCATCATCAAGGCGTCTATATAGAGTCTGTAGCCTATCAGGAGAGTTGCAGGCAGCACGTAAGGGCAAAGATGGTGGAGATTGGCATACATATCCCGGGCATAGAGCGTAAGATTACGCACAGGACCAGCAAGAGTGAAAGGCTATTATCGCTTGTTCCTCTATTAGCACAAGGCAGATTCTACTTCAGGGGTGGCGACTTGGATGCGCAGCGTGAGTTCCTCAGCTTTCCCAAGGGTAAGAATGACGATCTTTTAGACGCTATCTGGCTGGCGAGCAGCTATGGCTATAAGCCAGTGCAGAAAGAAGCAAAAGTAGGCGAAGAGAAAAAACCACAGATAACCAAACTTAATTGGATGGTAGCATGAGACTGAAAAGAACCAACTCTATCGAAAAGAAACATGATATGAACTGCCTTAGCTGTGCTTATGTAAGCAACTGCTATTTGGCAAAAGAAGAAAAAGAACAAACCCTTAAAAATAGGATATGCGACTATTATGCAAACGAAGAAAAAGGCATCTACGAAGACAAAGGAAAAGAAGAAAAAGTCTGCCGATGAACTCGATATAGAGGGCATCATCAGCATTGCGCTGTGGACTTCACGATTTGTGGCAATAGCCGAAGCCTTGAAGTCGGCAAATCTTCCACATACTGACATCAAGTGGGTATCAACTATAGCATCTTTTGCTTTTCCTGACACTGCTCCAAGCGGTGGAAGCTGTGCTGTAGGATTCGTAACAGACAGCGATGATGATGTTTATGAAGATGATGTCTATGCCCGACAATAAAATAATTTGCTTTACCTTGCAAAAAGAATATATTGAGATATATGAGTAAAACTGAAATTAAGTCCGTTATGTCGCTTAGCGATGATAAGTATGCAACTGAAACAAGCGAACTCTTTGTAAACTTCGCTTCTGGCAGTCGCAATACTTGGGCTGAACAGGCTAAGGAAGATCGTGAGTTCCGTCTCGGTGCACAGTGGTCTCCAACAGATAAGAAAGTGTTAGAGAGTCGTTCTCAGGCTGCCTTGGTTATTAATCGCGTGCATCCAGCAGTAGAACTTGCTAAGTCTATTCTTACGGCGAACAAGCCTACCTTTAGGGTATCTGCCGCAGAAGACAGCGATAATAAGACTGCTGCTGCAATGAACGGATTTATTCAATACATTTGGTCAATCTCGGCTGGAGACAGACAGTTGTCAAAAGCGATAGATGACTTCTATGTGACTGGACTTGGCATACTTTTAGCCTATATTGATCCATTTGCCGATGGCGGACGCGGTGAAGTCAAGTTCAAAGCAATAGACCCAATGCATATTTATGTCGACCCTAACTCGCAGGATGAGTTTTGCTCAGACGCTTCAGACATAATTATTTCCCGCACCTATACCAAAGGTCAGCTATCGCGTATCTATCCCGCTTATCAGAAGGCGATTGAGACTGCAACGGGAACGCTGTATAGTGAGACTGCCGCAGTTGCAAATGATACAGATAATCTTATTGTCTTTGCCGGAGCTGAAACCTCTGCCAATCACGATGGCGATTATGTGCGTGGATATGAACGCTATACAAAGATATGGCTGGATATGATACGCGTATATGAGCAGTGGTCTAAAGCCGAATACGTGTTTACTGAAGAAAAGTTTATAGAATATTTGAACAAGCCCGTGTGGATAATCAACGGAGCTATCTCCACGGAAGAGATATTGGCGCGGCAGGCTGCTGAACGATTGATGGGTGAATATGAAAAGTTGCTCCAGCAATATGAGCAAGCCGTATCGATGGCAGAACAAGACCCACAGTATGCACAGGCAATGATGCAACAAGGGATGCAGCCCCCGCAGCCACCTCAGATACAGCAGACCGTAATGCAAAGCTTGCTCGATGAAGGACAGATTTCAGTGGTGAAAGTGCCTATGCAACGCATCTATATGGGCGTTGTCGTGGGCAATAAGAAGCTGTATGGCAGACTCCTCAACTGTGAGGAATATCCCATCATTACCATGATGAACATGCATACAGGCTCACCCTACCCTCTGTCCGATGTTAGAATGATTAAGGATATGCAGCGCTATATCAATAAGGTACGCAGCCTTATCGTTGCCCATGCATCCACCTCAACCAACGTTAAGGTTATGGTCCCACGCGGAACTGACGTGGAAGCACTTAAAGAGCAGTGGACACAACCAGGTGCTATTATTGAGGTTGACTTTACTGAAGGACAACCTGTGCCTGTAGCTCCGCTACCTATGCCTAACGAACTCTATCAGAATGAACAAGTAGCAAAGAACGATATAGATCATCAGCTTGGACTGTATGAATCTATGGCAGGCAACTCATCTGCTGCTCCAGATACCTATCGCGGGATTATGATGATGGATGAGTTCGGTCAAAGACGTATTAAGGTCAAGCAAGCTGTAATTGAACAAGCATTGCAACAGCTCGGAAAGACGCTTATCGCCTTCATTCAGGAGTTCTACGTAGCGGAGAAGCAGATACGTATTCTGCAACCCAATAACTCTATGACCGAGTATGCCGTCAATAAGCGGCTGTATGATGACTACGGACAGGTTGTAGGCACTCTTAACGATGTGTCTGTAGGCAAATATGATGTTCTTGTTGTCGCGGGTTCTACACTGCCAAGCAATCGCTATGCGCAGTTGGAATTCTATCGCGACATGTATAAAGACCAAATAATTGACAGAGTCGAAGTCTTGAAAAAGACCGATGTCTTTGACATAGAAGGCGTTTTGCAGCGTATCGATACTATCGAACAGTTGCAGAATGCTCTCAATCAGGCGCAAGAAGAGATCGCAAGACTGCAGGGCGACCTTCAGACTCGTGAACGTGAATTGTTCCACTCCAATATGCGTCTCGCTGTAAACCAGGAGCAGATGAAAGCAAGAGAAAGTTCCATGCAACAACAAAAGGCAACTGAACTCTATGAAGCTCGCTTAAGCGATACCCTCA